CATAATAGAAGCACAAAGGCAACAGAATCTTCGGCGTTCAGAACTGCTGGGAAAAGTGTTTAGAATAGTTATTGTTGCAGGCAAAGCAGGACAGATTGGGTACAGGTGCTATCGCTCTAAAGGTATGAAGCTAAAATGTGGTCGTTGTGGGCGAGGGAATATTACGGTTGAATTAGGTTATAAATGCCGTGTTTGCGGGACGGAGGTAATACAGATTATATAACGTAGAGGTCAGCGGCGGCGGGCCGCTGACTCCAGAATTGAAACAAGACGCGAACCCGCCGTTCGCTGCACCGCTTGGTTAGGCCATTATGAGTCAACGCTTGCACATCGGAAACACGAAAGACGAGTTCTACGACTGCGTGCTGGAAAGCGCGGATGGCGCAGAAGAAAAACTGCGGGCAGATTGGCTCGCGATGGGAAACGGATTCTATCTCGGGCCGTGGAAAATACGAATCGGCGACAAGAACCTGTTCAAGGAAATCGAACCGATCATCGCAGGAATCTTCGAGGAACTTGGCAAGGAATACCCGGACGATGTTTGGGCGTTCTATGACGGCGAACGAAACTTGGAGCATCCGACGCGCGAGGAGCTGGGCGCATGGCTTTGGCCTAACGCAGAGGTCAGCCGACGGCGTAGCCGGTCGGCTGGAGCGACTGGTTAGCTACGGAAAGGGGAAACTTTTATGCATAAAGAAGAACTTATCTTTAAAGTAATTGAGCCTTCAGGAAAAGTCTATAAAATATACACAAACGGCAAAACTGAAGGGTTCGCTAAGGGTTCATGTATATTTAAGTATCATATTGGGTTGTTGAATCGTCAATTGGCTACTCAATATTTGGTCAATAAATCCCTTGCGTCATCATGTCCTGCAACAAAGGCAATATCATCAGAGCTAGGGGGATTGCAAGGATGACCGTTTCACCATAACCAAGGGGGTAATATGATGAATTTTTTATGTGGGCTTTATCAAAAGGGTAACCGAGAGCCTTACCCATTACATGCAAGAGGTCAATCAATAGATCAGCTTTACGGGGTGCCCATGATTCAAGTGGGTAATTTTTGTCCTGAAGGTGAGCATGATAAAGTTTCCATGCCGAAAGGACATCCTGCTCAAGCGATGTCTTGGGAAGAAATTCAACATCAATCATGTTTAGACTCTCGACATGCTGAGGAGCCAGAGTGGATGAACGAGTAGACATGAGGTCTTTAAATATTCTTAATTTTCTTTCTCTGCCGCGAAGGCGGAGCGTCCGCGTTGACGCAAATGTTAGGCATGGTAAAGGAGCGATGATGAAAACGGTAGGTGATTACCTTCGCAAGCTGCAAGAGTTCCCGGAAGATTGGCCAGTATGGGTTTCAACGCAAGCCGGCGGCGGAATTTCCATTGAACACCGGGAGATAAACGGCGAGCCTGTAGTGGCCGTCTTTGGCAGCAACGGCGGACGTTTCGGCGAGAACCCGCTGACCGACCAAGAGTACGAAAAAAAGTCCAAGTTGTTCCTTGGTCTGCGGCAGCAGGGTTACGAGTATACCTCAATCCACGGCGACCACCGACTGTATCGGCGAAGCGGAATGAACGATACCTGCTACGGCACTCACTTTGATAGACGCATTGTTGAACGCATGGTGGACGAAGGGCTGTTGCACGAAACCGAAGTGGATGTTGCGCGAGTGCGGCGTTGTACAGGGCAGGCGTTGACTTCATTGGTTTTGAAAAAGACGCCACTTATTACGAAATAGCAAAGGGCAAATTAGGTGCTTGCTAACGCTAGAACTCACCTGCCGCCGCTTCGGCGGTCAGGTGTAGTGACTTGTTAGGAGGAGGTAATTTTGTTTATAAGCCATAGTACAAGCCATATAATATCTTCCCTTGCTGCTATTGTAGCGATTATTATAGCTATAATCATGATTATTCGATCATTCCAACGAGAACGGTTAGCTAACCGTGCCTCTGCCAAAGCAGAAGAAGCAATGCGGTTAGCTTCTTTGGCTATAGAGAGAGTGGCTTCTTCACGTGCATCACGTTTAGTTGCATCAGATGCTTCCAATGCAAGCCGTTTAGATTCAAGCCAGGCATCAACCTGAGACCGTCTTTCTGTACCGAGGGAACCATGCAGTCCTTTTGCAATTTCAAGCAAGATAGCCTCCGGGCCTTTGGCCTCAAGGGGTTCAACAAGGTAGGATTTGTCCATTTTTATTACCTCCTAACGCTAGAACTCACCTGCTAAAACCGCCTTGCGGTTTTGGTCAGGTGGAGGGACTGGTTAGCATTTATGAAGATATTATTAAAGATATTTATTCCTCAATTTATTGGTTTTCCTTAATTAGAAATTCTTTGAGATGACTTGTTTCTACTGCAATAAAAAAGTACCCAATATAGGACAGGATTACTGGGGTGATCCGATATGCCAGGAGTGCAACGCCAGGTATTATAAGCCTGGTTGGGAGACGGGGCAAGATAGGCATAGGATAGAATTGCCCTGGTATTTAAAGATCAGGTACGATATAGATAAAGCCGAGCAGGGCATTATAGTAAAATACTCTCCTCTACCCTCTATTCAACCGTTCCACCAGAGTAGGGGTTACAATCGGTGTATAATTGGCCCCAGGGGCTCGACCAAGACATCCTCTGCCCTTATAGAAAAGTTGCTTATTGCCCAGAGGAACTTTCCTCGGTTCAGGCATTTTAAGTTTTTAATTGTGAGAAGGACCTATCGGGAACTGAAAGATTCTACACAGGCAACCTTCTTTAAGCTCTTTCCAAAAGATGAAGTAAACTGCATCTATAGGGGTGGAGAAGAAGAAACGGCTAGTTTGATCTTACAGGGAGCTAACCCAGGGGTAGTAGATTTTATTTTTAGAAGTGCCCAAGAGCCAGAGGATGTTGGTAAGTTCCTGTCCGGTGAATATACTGGGGTACTTATTGATGAGGCCGTACAAGTACCGAGGATGGTACGAGATGGGCTGGTAGGCTGCTTACGGTATCCAGAAGGCTTCCCCCCAAAAGATTATCATATTGATCTTATAAGTAACCCCCCTGACTCCGAAGAACACTGGATATATCAGTGTTTCTATCCTGAATCCAGGAAAAAATTACCCAACCATGCCCTTTTCCTCAATACTCCATTTGAAAATAAACCGATGCTCCGTAACGACCCCAATTATTACAATAAACTTTGTGAGGCAATGCCCCCGGATATGGCTGAAATATATGTTTATGGAAAGGTGGGGTACATACAGAAGGGAGACCCTTTTTATCCCTGGTTTGCGAAAGATTTGCATGTCTTTGATAAGACACAGGAAAAGCTGTCTCCTTACGGGACAATACTCAGGGGGTTGGATTTTGGTCTGGGTAAAAGTGTTTGTTTATATTGCTATGAAGATGAGAGAGGGAATATTGATATACTGGATGAGATAGTTGTGAGTGATCGGGGAGGGACAAAAAGATTGGCTGAGATGGCGATACTCCTGAAAAACAGATGTTATCGGGACTTTCTTTTTGAAGATTTTGCCGATATTGCAGGCAAAAATTATACTTCTGCAAGTCCAGATACCTCGGATTTTGATATTTTGACGAAATACGGTATTATCCCCCGGGGCAGGCAATCGCAATATAAAGAACGTCGTAATATTTTGTATCACTTCCTTACAACTATTGACCCAGAGCTAAAACGGCCTAAATTGCGGGTAGATAAAAGTTGTGTGAATATTATCCGGGGTTTTCTGGGGGGCTATCGGCAGCCTAAACAGAAAGACCGGACAACAACCCAAAAAGTAATGCCGGTAAAAGAGGGGCATTACGAACATTTTTTTAATGCCTTAGAATATATCTTGGTGGGGCGTTATGGGATGGATGACCAGGCAGAACTACCGCTTAGGGGTAAGAGACGGGACACATACGATAGTGGAGAGGACTGGTTTGGAGAGATGGAACCAGTAGAAAATCAATGGGGATACTTAGGGAGGTGAGAAAAATCAAAGAGTTTATATTTCATTGGGGAACAATAATGGGAAGTAGTGGGCATAAACTGATATTATTAGGGACAGCAATTTAAGATGTGTCGCTGCAAAAAATGTAATACACCCTTAACTAGACATAGAACAGACAAGGTGGAGATAGAGGAGATTAGGTGTTTCAATGGGCATGTGATAGGCTATGTGGTTAATGGACAAGTGGATTTTATTGCTGACCTAGAGGAAAAGAAGGTAATTGATCTGCAAAAAAAGGGAGGTCAGCGGGGAGTGAGTAAACGATGGAGCAGAAAAGTAGCAGAAAAGTACTTGACATGAATAAGAAAAAAAACATAAGCTAATAGATAGCTTTTTATTTCACGTATGGTAAAGGCCACCTGCCCCGGAACAGGGACCTTTGTAATACCAGAGCCAATAAAATCCTTGCAAGGGGGATTTTTTAGGGGTAAAACCTTAGAATCCCCCTTTTTTATTGGCCAAAGATGGAGACAGAATGTTACTTGATTCATTAGATTACGAAATATTGGGCTTGCCGACAGTAGGTGGTAATATAGGGGATCTGTTTGGCAAGCCCAATATTGTCAGAGAAAGCCTAGCGGACTATGACTATGCAAAGGCTAAATGGAAGAAGTGGCAGAAGGAGACAAAAGAGAGCTTTGGGTTTTATGATGGGTCAGGGCAATGGAATAAACAACTAAGGACCTTTTTGGAGTCAAGGAGAAAGCCTGTTATTACGATCAATCAAATTTTAGGGATAGTGAATTTAGTAATCGGGCATTATTGGATCAACCAATTTGATACTAAGGTCTTTCCTGTAGAATCGGGTGATGAAGTAGTAGCAGAGATATTGACTGAAGTGTTAAAACAGATTGAGAGCCAAACAACGGGTAGGAGAGAGGTAGGCAAGGGCTTTATCCAGGCCCTTATTAGTGGAATAGGCTATTTGGACTTAGGATTAGAGGAAGATATGTGGAGACAAAAGGAATACATTAGATATAAGGTCTTTAATCCCTTACATGCCTTGCCCGATCCCGATTATACAGAAGATGATTTCAAGGATGCGGATTTTTTTATTAAAGAGATGGAGTTTAGTAAGAAGAAGTTTATAGCCGCCTACCCAGAGGCAGAAGATTTAATACAGGATTTAACTAACTATTATGCCTTAGAACTTGACTCTGGCATTGTTGACCACGATTCCCGTCCTGGCGGTAGATATGATGATGCCGATATGTTTGGTATGCCCCGGAACCGTACTCCCTACAAAGTTATCGAAAGACAGTATCGGGAATATAAAGATACCTACCTTATTGCTGATCCCTTTAAGGATAATGTAATAGAGCTTGAGCGGGAAGAATATTTACAACACAGAGGCACTTTTATAGATGATCTGGAGATTGTTAAAAAACGCACCCCTGCCCTAAAGACTATTTCTATCCTCCTTGGCCCTAACGAAATTATCGAAGGACCAGTCGAAAGCCCCGTACATAATTATTATTACTCCATTACCCCTATTTTTGCGTATGATTCTTTAGGGAAAAAATTTGGCATAGTGGAAAACTTGAAGGGGCCACAGATGGAGCGCAACAAACGACGGGCTCAACTATTGGAAATGCTGCTGTTAGCTCCCCAGGTTGGCCTTACTATAGATCACGGAGCACTTAGTCCGGCGATGATAGCAAAAATAGAACGGGAAGGAATATCGGCAGGGAGTATCTTAGTTAAAATGCCGGGTAGAAATATACAGGTCCGGCCCCAAGCCCAATTTCCTGATGGCTTTTTTAGGTTAGAGCAGGAAGCGAAAGACGACTCCTATGATGTTTCTAGTGTAAATAAAGACCTATTAGGCTTTAAAGATGATAAAACAGCATCGGGCAGGGCTATTGGCTTGAGACAAAGGCAGGCAGCAGTGTCGTTACAGGGGTTGCTGGAAAATTTCAAGTTTGCCAAGCAGCATCTTAGCCGGATGGTACTATGGCTAGTCCAGGACACCTATCAATATGATGACTTTATTAGAGTTATCGGCCAAAAAGATACCCCCCTTAGACAAAGGCTGTTCGATAAGGGGATAAGACGTATCTTAGAGGACTTAACGATTACCGATTATGATGTTGTAGTAGCGGAAGGGGAAAGCACCCCTACTGCACGGCTGGCAAGGTTTGAAGAGGCAATGAGTCTGCTCGAATCCCCTCTCCAAAAATACTTTCCCCCACAGGCAATGGCAGAGATAGGAAAAGCATTAATAGAAATGAGTGATATGCCAGGTGATATTAAAGATAGTATCAGGCAGCAGACAGAGGTACTAGGACAAATTATGGGCGGGGCTAATATGCCTCCTACGGGCCGGCAGATATTTCCGGCTGGAGGCAATATTGGAGCACCGCCACTACCACCACAACCCGGCCCGCCACCTATGGCGGCAGCTATAGTATAAAGGGGGAAGCATAATATGGTAGCTCCTAAAGTAAAAGCGGGTAAGACTAAAGTCAAGCAGGTCTTTACTAAATATGTACCGTCTCCACCGGCAGAAGCACCGGTTGTTGCACCAAAGGCCAAAAAGGGAAAAAGGGATGAGTAAAAAGAAGTATTCAGAGAAAGCCCAGGATAAGATAGCAACCGTAATGCGGGAGGGCTATGCAGGGAAATTGCATTCAGGCAAAGGGCCAATAGTAACTAGCCCAGAGCAGATGAAGGCCATTGCACTATCTGAAGCCCGGGAACGGGGCTATAAAGTGCCTTCAGTTAAAAAGAAAGGGCGATAGGATAAAATAGAGCTTGTTAATAAAAAAGAAGGAGGTGGTAAGATGGCAAAGACAGTTTGCAAACCAAGTCCGAACATGGAGCCCTCACAAGAAGGGATAATGAAAGGCATGTCTGGAAAGGGTACTAATAAGGGTAATGACCAGATGATGCCAGAGATGCAGAAAGGAACGAATAAGAAAGAGGGTAAGCATATGGAGAAATAACTTACTTCTCAGAGTAAGTAAAAATTGATCTTCTCCAAGCCGTTGCAACGGTTGAGAAAAGTCCCGTCTCATGGAGAAGGAAAGGGCATAGGAAGGGGGACATTCCTATTGAGCTTGGCTGGGTTATCCCAGTCCTCAGTAGAGAATGTCCCCCTTTTTTTATGCCCAAAGTATCGGGCCGGTTACTAAGCAGCAATGCTTACCCGAAACGGTTACTAGGTAGAAATACCTACCCGAAACGGTTACTAGGCAATAATGCCTACCCGAAAGAAAGGAGACCTAAGATGGAACTAAAATTTGATGCCAGTATTGCCGATGACCTTCTTGGTGAAGGTGATGGCAGTACAACTCCCGGAGATTCGCCTATTAGATTTGACTCTGAGACTCCCCCGGATACTTCTTTATCTGCTCTATTAGATGAGATAGATAAAGAACCCGTAAGCGGTGAGCCAGAGCCACAGATAGACGAGGCTCTAAAGAAGTTTATGGCTAAGTATGGGAACGATCCTGCAAAGATCGCTGCGGCGGCCCTTGAGTCGCAAAAGCGGATGAATAAGGTTGCCCGGGAGCGAACCCAGTATGAACGTGAGCTACGGGAGCGTGAAGAAAAAATAAGGGAATTACGCTCCTTAACAGTGCAACCCCCACAAGGCAGGCAAGCAAATCCTTCTCAAGACCTTCCTGAATGGGATGAGGTGTATCCAGACCCTAATAAGTTCTTTCCTATAATAGATAGGCGGATAGAAGAAGTTACCCACGCTGTCTTACAAAATGCCCGCCAGCAAGAGCAGCAGAGGCAGGCATTACAAGAACTTAAAACGGCGGATATAGAGTTTGAAGATAATCATCCCGAACTCAGTATAGAGGAAGTTGAGAAGGTCAAGCGTTATGCTGAACGTAGAGGCGTCCGATACTTAGAAGATGCCTACCGAAGCATTCTGTCTATACAACAGCAGACAGGCGGTAAGAATAGCGGCAAAGACAACCGTCGTGCAGAGATTGCTCGACTCACCAGACCGAGAACTTTACGGTCTAGCGGTGTCGGCGGTATGGGAAGCGGCGGTAGTACGAATTTAGAAGAAGAGCTACAGAAGGTCGCTAACGGGAGTATGGAAGACTATGCCAAATTACCGCCAACAGTTCAGAAACGCATCCAATATATGCTTGCTAGGGGGGGGTTGCCAGAAGAATAGAGGTGAGAAAATAAATGGCAGATACTAGCATTGCAACTGGAAGTGCTTTAACTCAGAAGTTATGGGATAAGGCGATAATTTTTGAGGCCATGAAGTATTTATACTTCAAGCGGTTTAGTGGCCCTGGTATGAACAATATTTTTGAGGAAAAGGATGATCTATCCAAGAAGAAGGGCGATAGGATAACCTATCAGCTCTTTATGAAATTGGCCAATGCTCCCTCTTTAAGCGGTAGTACCCTGGAGCTTAACGAAGAGGCTTTAGTTCCTTACTCCGATACTGTAACGGTGGAGTTAATGCGGAACGGTGTCCGGCTAGATGGAGAACTAACCGAGCAACGGGTAGTTTTTAACCTGCAAGAGACTGCCAGGCAGGCCCTAGCGATATGGTTAGCTGAAACGATAGATTCATATTGTTTCAGGTTTCTCTGGGGAGATACGACCCTTACCTTTGGTGAAACGGCGCAAGCACCAGAGGCTACTGCTATAGTCTATGCGGGTGATGCGACAAGCACTAGCGATATTGATGCGAGTGATACCTACGATCTTACTCTTATGGATGCGTGTAAGGAAAAAGCTATCACCCGGGACCCAATGGTAAGGCCGCTGAATGTTGATGGAGATGAGGTTTATATCAACATTCTACATCCGTTTCAAATTACCGATATACGGAGCAACACCGCTGCGGGCCAGTGGCAAGATTATCAGAAATATGCTGCGGCCCAGGATGGGCAAAAAAATCCCATCTTCACAGGGGCAAATGCCATGTACAATGGTGTGCTGATCCATTCCCATAGGAACATCCGTACAGTAACCAACTGGGGAGCGGGTAGTAATGTTAATGGCGCAGAGGGATTGTTCTGTGGGAAGCAAACCGGGTGTATAGCCTGGGCAAAAAAGCCTTTCTGGAGGCAGAAGTTGTTTGATTACCAGGATAAGGCTGGTTTTGCATGTGGAGCTATATTGGGTATTAACAAGACTATCTTCAATAGTCTGGATTATGCCGTGTTTGTAGTTCGGTCAGCGGCAGTAGCCCATAGTTAATAGGAGGTGATGGGAGAATGAAAAAGCTATTGATTCTTGCAGCAGCTCTTTCGCTTCTATTAACTCCTTTAGGGGTGGGGGCTGCGGATGATGAGAACTTCAAGATTTTAACAATTACCAGTGCAACCTATAACAGTTCGACAGCCGGTTATCCTTATTTAAGTGTGTCTCCGTGGCTTGATCTTACCACGGGGTCAACCAAGAAGATAGGTGGCGCAACTGATACTTATGGGTTCATGGAAACCTTTTTCCTCCATGCTATCAACAATGGCGGTGCGGCCAAGAGCATTGTTGTCAGACTGGAGCATAGCCCTGACAAAGATGTTGCCTATACCCTGTTTGATTTCCCATCCATAACCAGCACAACTAATTATGTGCGAAGTTATGCGTCTGGGCCAGTCAATTTCCAAGGGGTAGGGCGGTATGTACGGGCGAAAGTGATTTTTGGTGGAAGCGGTGCAGCTTCATGGGCTATTCGCCTGAAGTTGCAACTAAAGCGGTAGTAAGGAAAGAGAAGGAGGGGGGGTATTAGGAAGTTCCCCTCTCCTATCTCCAGAAAAGGAGCATATTTTGGTTCTATTGACCTTTGTTGTTATCCTGACTATTGCACTTAGTATTGATCCCTTTACCACCGATTGTTTGAACTATAAAACCCTGAGCTTGCTGACATTTGGGGGAGTAGGGGCGGTGGTTTTATTCTGGAAGCAATATCCCCTATTTTCTGTTCTTGCCCTTGTGGCCTTATACCATTATGTCAGTCCGGCAGGTATGTTCCCGCCTAGTCTTATTGTGCTGGCTTATGGAGTGCTTTTTACCGCACTCTTTTATTTCTGCAAAAACCATCTCCAGGATAATTGGATTAAGATGGCTATATGTGTGGCGGCTATTTTCCAGGCTGGTTATGGTCTGATGCAAATTTTCTATGACCCGATATTTACAATGATTGACGAATCCCTTGTAAGTTGGCGCATATTTGGGACCTTCGGCAATAGTCAGTATTGGGCAATGTTTCTGGTGGCAGCTATCCCGCTATTTTTTGTCAATAGTTCGGTTCGTTATTTCAGGGCAATAGGATTACCTATAGTATTGGGGGCGTTATTAGCCAATATTGTTGTCCGCCATGAGATAGGATTTAGTGAAATGGTGGGGGTGATTGCCGGATTGATATGGGTGGCGCATTTAGGCATTAGGCGGCATTTCTTTCTTCCTTTTGTTGTAACGAGTCTTTTAGCAGGGATTTTAGTGAGTGTTATGCTGAGCTTTTCATCAGCAATCAGGAGTAATGTAGTTATGGCATTCAATAACCGGCTTTATATTACCAAAGAGACCATGTCTCTTATTAAGAAACAGCCCATAACAGGTTATGGGTTGGGCTTTTATGAGCCTATCATGTCGTTATATGATAAGCAATGGGAGCATACGCAGGCCCGGGGGCCTAACAAGTGGGGTAAAGACACGATTCTTACCTATGCCCATAATGAATATTTGCAGGCATGGTTTGAACTGGGTTTGCTGGGGTTGGTAGGAAGCGTGGGACTATTCTGTTACGTTGGATGGCAGGCATTATTTGGGACTGTAAATATGCCCTATTGGTATAGTGTATTTATTGTCGGACTGTTCGCATGGGTACATTTCCCCTTGCACTTGCCTTTTATGGCGGTGTTTTTTCTTAGGGGGACCGAGCAGCCACTGCCAGTGAAAAAGAAAAAGGGGAAAGGGTTGTATTATGGTTGCCCAATGCCCAGGACGGTGAAGTTTATTTGAAAGGAGGTGGAAATAAACATGGAGGTATTAGAATATTACGATCCGCAGGCAAATAAGGAGGTTAAGAAATTTTGTGGGATAGTTTTTATTAAGGGTCGTCCTACCCGGGTATTTGACGATACGATTGTTAAAAGGGCTATGAGGGCACCTGCTGTATTTCGGATTGTTGACAAATCCGATGAGGATCGGCAGGCAGAAAAAGCTGCCATGATAAAGCAGATTAGCTTGGCAGAGGCAGTAAAACAGTTGGAGGAGCGGCAGGATAAGGTGGATGATGCTTTGCAAAGTATCCTAGTCCTTTTGCAAGAGAAAAAAAGTAACTTGAGAAAAAAGGAGGATTAAAGAAGATGGGAAAGAATTACGAGCAAGACCTGACCCCTAAGTTGTATGGAACAGGGAACCAAAAGACCGGGAATGCTAGCGATATGGGGCCTTATGGTGTTCCTACGTTTACAACTGACGAGACCGAGAAAGAGATCAATGCCGGTGGAGGCCCGATCAATATGCCCCTAACAGAAAAAGAAGGCTTTTTTAAAAAGGGAAAGTAGCTAAAAAGGATGGGGCTGGCCCTATGCCCAGCCCCTAGCTATAGGGATTTATATGGCAAAGTACAGCCTGTTACAGATGATAAATATTGTAAAGCATAAGCTGGGAGAAGATGTTTTAGCTACCCTTGCTTCTACAACCGATAGGCTGGCTCTATATTTGATGGATGAAATTAATCTCCTGATGTACGAAATAGCTGGGGCAGCAGACTGGAGATGGCTTTATCGGCGTGGGAACAGCTTCGCCACTGTAGTTAATCAACAAGACTATTCTGCCGCCGGAGGGGAGCTAAATAGCGATGCAGAGTATTACTTTAATTTCCGGCAACAAAAGACCCCACTCCTCTTGAAACGCAGGGATGAAATTTGGTTAGCGCATATCTATCCAGACTATACAGATAGTGAGGGCGACCCTGAAAATGTTATTGTGCCAGCCTATCAGACAATATGGCTTGACCCAATTCCTACATCGGTAATGACTATTTATTACGATGACAAAAAATATATTACCCGTCTGACTGCTGATGGAAACACGCCCGATATACCAGAAAAAGATCAACATATCCTTCTTACTGGGCTTATATGGAAGGGAATGGAATTTATCGCTAAAAGCGTAACACCGTTGTCAACAAAAGAAGAAAGCAAGTTTTACGCTAAACTACAAAAAATGATAGACATTCATAGTGACCCACTGCCAGATCATTATCCCAAAATGGCAGGGTGGGATTATGGAGAGAATCCCTATGCCTAGTTTAATGATAAGAGATTTTAGTGCTGGGAAAAACTCCCGATTACCTGGAAATTTAATTCCCGATAACGCTGTCCAAGATATTTTGAATTGGGAATTTAACGTTAATGGTGGGCCTAAGACTAGAAATGGCACGAGTAAGTATAACCCTATAGCTGTTGGGGCTGGTGGGGCAATAACAGGCATGTTTCTCTGCAAATATAATGATGGAACACGCAAATTTGTTGTATCCGAAGGGACAGAGTTGCATGTAGATGCTGCTGGTGTTTTTAGCTCTATCAAAACGGGACTAACTAGTGGGCAATATCCCCAGATGGCTATGCTGGCTAATCTGGCTGTCTTTGTCAATGGTGCAGAGGCCCCGCAAAAATATAATGGAACTACAGTATCCGATTTAGGTGGGAGTCCACCGGCAGATCCTTCAATAATTTGTGCCCACCGCAATCATTTGTTTATGGCTGGGGCGAGTGCCGACCCCAGTAAAATAACTGCCTGTGCGGTTAATACCCCAGAGGATTGGACAACGCCGAATGATTCATGGACAGGCTATTGCGGGTATCAGGATGGAGACCCACCTATAGCTTTTCTTTCATTTATGGATACGTTTTTGTATGTGTTTAAGAGACAAGCTATTTGGCGAATACTGGGTAGTACAGGGAACTCATCTAGTGCTAATGTTTTTACACCAGAAAGAGTAGCATTTTTAACCGGCACAGTAGCCCGCTTCTCGGTTGTCTCAATCGGGTCAGACGCTTTCTTTTATGATGTTGAAGGGATAAAGAGTCTTGCCGATACCGAGCGGGCCGCTGGGATAGAATATCCTAATTTAACTTTTAACATTCAGAACGATATTATTGGCCTGAAAACACAGAATTATAGCATGTTTTATGGGGTTAATCATAAGACCAAATCACAATACTGGCTTGCTGTAGCTGAACCGGGACAAACCAATAACAATATAGTTATTGTGCTGGATTATTCTTTGAGAACGCCTGGGCCTGCTGGGACGTTGCTCCCTGCCGCAACAATTTTTAAGTTTACTGAGCCTAAAAACATTATTTCTTTAGCCCTTATAGAAGCTACTACAGGCCAAGACATTTTGTACGCAGGTTCACACGATGGCTATATCTATCGGTTGGATACAGGGACTAACGATAATGGATCGGCTTTTACCAAAAGACTCAAAACTAAATCCTATGATCTTGGTTTACCAAATATATACAAGAATTTCCCGTATCTATTCTCACGAATTAAACAGGGTGCGGATGGTAGCTTTACTTTGAATATAAAATGGGACTTGGATTCGGAGGTAGAGACAGGTGGAAGTTATGATATGACGATAGCCTCGGCAGGGACGAAGTGGGGGGCAAAAAAATGGGGAGAGTTTAAATGGGGAGCTAAAAGGGTTACGGCTAAAGACATTTGCCTACCCCAATATGGCAGAACAATAGGGCAAAATATCGCCTTTACTTTTACTAATACAGGGAAAGATGAACCGATAGAAATACAGGAATTTGTTTTACAAGGAGAACCAGTAGGGGTATTGGGGCCTAAATAAATGGGGAAAGTTGCTTTATCAAGACTATATGTTTATTCAGATAATGTTAATGACGCATTAGGTTCAGAAGTCAAGGCTGAATTTGATCAGATAATTGACGAGATGGATAACAATACCATCTTAGACCTGACTTCAACCTGGCCCACGTCCTCAACAGATGGTGATGCTTGGTTTCACCAGGTGGCAGAAGATGTCTTACTGGATGATGGTACGATAGTTTATGGCCTTAATAGCCTCAAGGTTACTGCTGGTGCAGGGGGAGTATCGGCTTATGACGTAGTATATGTTTCTGCCCTGGGAAATGCCCCGACGGTTCTCAAGGCCGATAATAGTGCCCTGGCTACCTCTTATGTCCTGGGGATTATGATGCAGGCGGTAGCGGCCTCTGCGACTGGGGCATGTAAGTTTTCTGGCTATGTGAGAAATACATCGTGGGCATGGACAGGATTAGGGCCTATTTATCTTGGTACAGGTGGTGGTCTAACCCAGACCGTTCCTTCACCGGCGGCGGGAGGTGCCAGGGTGATAGTAGGATACCCGATTGCTGCTACCATTATGATTGTTAGGCCACAGATAGTAAGGGAGTTTTAAAAAAATGTTGTGGGTTTTAATAGGTGTAGCTTTAATATCTTTAGCCGGCAGTTTCTGCATACTCTTATGTTTAAGAGAGAGCAAGTCATATTTGGAGAATAGATATGCGAAAAAATAAGATGCCTGGTTGGCTACGATACGCAACGACCATAGGCTTTGCCATAGGGCTAATTTGGGCTTTAACGACCTTAGCTTTTGGAGGGGATGCAACTCCGCTAAAAGCTGGTACGGTATTCTCAAAAGAGTTTCAGGCGGGTGATTATATCGGGCCGGCGTTTGGGGGCTTGGGTTTTGGTGGATCGGCTACAGGGGACATAATAACGGGACTGAGTGGTGGACGCTGGGGGCGATTGTTAGGGAGTAGTGGCGTTTCAGGGTACTATATAAGGACTCAGGGTAGTGGTGGGCCTGCGTATTTCTCTCCAATCTTTGGTATAGCATCCCCTATACAGGGGGATATAGTTTATTATAACGGTTCTATTTGGACAAAGCTACAGGCAGGTGCTTCAGGTACATACTTAAAGACCCGGGGGGTGGGGTCTAATCCGGCTTGGGAACATGGTATTTATGATAAAATGACGACTGCTACCTATGATATGTCTACTGCTACGGGTACAGTTTCTTATACTGGTGCGGGTTTTAGTCCTCAATCGGTTATTGTCTTTGGGCAAGTAAATAGCGACCCTGCGCTCTCCGTTGGTTTTGCTAATCGTTCCGAGAGTGGAGAGAGTATACTACAGCTCCAGAGTGGCAATAGTGCTGAATCCGCAGGCTTGATTCACTTGGAACTTGGTGGAGGGGCAAAACAAACAGCAGTTATAAGTTCCTGGGACACAGATGGCGTTACATTAAGCTGGACTAAAACCGGATCGCCTACTGGAACGGCCAATGTCAAGTTTTTATACCGGAGGTGAACTAGGATAAGGAGAGGGATACCGTGAAGACAAAAAAAACAATGGTTGGAATAATTCTCTTATTTGTTAGCTATTTCTTATTGCCTATTGCCCAAGGCCAGGGGGCTATGAATTTTCTTTATAATGCTAAGAGCGGGAAGTTAATTCAAGACCCTACAGAGCGGACAAAGGAACAAATCTTAAAAGCCTCGAATAAAGAAGCAGAAGAAGCGGAGTATCAGATGATTACCTTGACTCCAGCAGAAGAAGCCCAGGTACGGTCAGGTGATCTTACTGTGGTAGTGGAAAAAGGGATATTGGTCAAAAGGGCGGTGGTTAAAATCATAACTGAGAACCAGAAAGCCAAGCAGGAGTTGAAAGCCTATATATTAACAGCTTTTCCTGAACTAACTGATGCCTCAGAGCTAACAGTAGAGAAGGTGAAAAAGCACACTACAATAGGAGGAGATGCTAAAGCAATATTATATCAGGCCATAATGAATGGTGATTTGAACGAATAACTTAGGTAGGAGGATAGTGATTTGGTAAAGCCATTAGGTATAGAAAAACAGGAGGGGAGGGAATTTTTTAGTGCCTATAACCCCACATCTGCCAGTTATATTTATGATGAAGCTGGGGGCCAAGCCGCTACGTCTGGGCAGTTTTTTGTTGAGAAATATGACGAGAAAATCATCCAAATAGCTATCCCCACCCTTGGTTCAACGTCTATTGATGTAAGGATAGAAGGCAGGGTGAAAGATGCTGGTAGTGGGCGGTGGGGAGAAGTCTGGACAAAAAACTATGCTGCCGCCACAACGATAGATGAGCTTGTTGTGATCCCTGAATTGCTGGAATACATACGGGTAGGGGTTAAAGTGAATACCAATGGGACGGATAGCATCACTATTTTGGGCGGTTTTCGGAAAAGGAGATAGTTAATGAAGAAACGCTCTAGGGTGTATATTATTGGTTTTCTAATCCTGCTAGTAGGGGTAGTAGTCTTTAATGATTTCTCGGAGGGAGAGGGCCGAGGAAATTTATGGTCAACTAAGGCTATTAAGGCTTTGGAGCAACTTATTGATGCTGATGGTAATATTAGTTTAAGTAACTTTACTACTGGTATTCCGGCTAACAGGGTTCTTTATACTGATAGTGATGCTAAGGTGGCTTCTAATCCTGGTCTTACTTTTGATGGCTCTACTTTTACCTTAAAGTTTCCTTTTACTGTCGGTGTGGATGATGCCGGTCATGATTTTAAGGCTTTTGGGGCTACATCAGGTAAATATAGCCTATGGGATGAATCGGAAAATAAACAATATATTGTTGGGGCTTTTGAGGCAGGAGACCTAACTAATTATACAAGGATAAGTAGTGCTGGGGCTGTAAGTTATGCTGGCTCCGCTAAGCCTACTGAATGTGTTTTTCTGTCTCCCTCTAATGCCTATTTGCCGGATGGCACTCCAGCAGCAGCTACTTTAGCAACGGTAGATGGGACTTCTCCCCATGCCGTTCTTGATTTTTCTGATGCGGCAGATAATAATGCCTATTGGGATTTTCAAGTCCCCACTGGTTATGATGCTGGAAATGCTACAGTCGAGGTATATTGGTTCTCTGCGGCTGCT